TGGGCTTTCCCATCCTCCCCGAAGACATGCTACACTGGGCCTTGCCGAATCCGGGCGACGTGTTTGAAGGCTTTGGCAAAGGCTTCTCGCCGGTGTTTCCGGTGGCGCGCTCGATTGACGTGGACAACGACGCGACCGACTTCCTCAAGGAGTTCTTCGCTAACGGCGCGCTGCCGGCAGGCGTTCTCAAATTTGACGTGCCATTGGATGATGACACCGTCGCCCAAGCGCAAGACCGCTGGGCCGAAGTGCACGGCGGTTACAAGCGCTGGACAGAACCGGCGGTACTGGATAGCGGCGGCTCGTATCAGCGCATCGGGCTATCCATTCAAGAGCTCGACATGGCGGCGCTGGACGCGCGCAGTGAGAGCCGCGTCACGATGGTCTTAGGCGTGCCGCTGAACCTCATCGAAAGCCGCCCTAGTTTGACGCAGGGTACCTATTCCAATAAAGAGCAGGACCGCCGCATGTTCTGGGAAGACACCATGCTGGCGGAATTGCGTAAACTACAACGTGAGTGGCAGTGGCTTCTCAATGGCGACTATGGCACAGTGCGCTACGACTTTAGCGCCGTGCCCGCCTTGGAGTCCGCACGGCGTGAAGGTGCGGCGCAATACCTGAGCGCCTACATGCAGAGCGCCGTGACCACGGACGAACTGCGCGCAGCGATGGGCTTACCGCCGGATCCGCGCGGGCCGCTGTTCCTCTATCCGTTGGGCGCGCAGCTCATCCCGGCTTTTGAGCCAGACGCTACCACGGCGGAGAGCCAAGGCGAGGACGCCACGGCGCAGGACGAAGACCGCGAGGACGCCAAAAGCCTAAAAAAAAAGGCGCTTGCTGCAACTTTGAGCACGGAGCAGAAGGCGCTTCTGTGGAAGCGCATTGACGCCACGGCGCGCGCTTACGAGGATGATGCGGCACGGGCGGCGCGTAAGGCTTTCGAGCGCGACCACCGCGCCATTCGTGCCATCCTGGACGGCGGGCAGAAGAGCGCCTACCAACAGAAAGCGAGCGTCGCATGGCAGATGCTGCTCCTGGAAGTGCAAGACTACCTGAAAATGGCGGGCAAGGACAACTGGCGCAAGGAGCTGCTGCCCGTTATGGAGGCTGTTATCGGCGCACAAGGCGAGCACCTGAGCGCCACCTTCGGCATGGCATTCAACGTGCGCAACCTGCTGGCAGAAGATTGGTTCAGGCAGTACGAATTGACCTTCACCGACCCGATCACGGCAACGACTGAGGAAACGCTAAGCCGCATGTTTGAGCAGGCAATGGCGGAAGGCTGGAGCGTTCCCGACATGGAGAAGTCGCTTGACACGCTCTTCACACAGTGGGCTTATGGCAATGTGACCGACCCGCAAGACAGATATTTTGCTGAGCAACGGCTCCCGCCTTACCGCACAGAGACCGTCGCCCGCACCGAGACCATGCGCGCATCGAATGCCGGCGGCTTCCAACTATACAAGGATTGGGGCGTGCAAAAGAAGGAATGGCTGGCGACGGGCGACAACCGCACGCGGGATAGTCACGCGGCTGCCAACGGTCAGACGGTCAACATTGACGAACCGTTTACCATTGGCGGCGTGCCGATGATGTATCCGGGCGACCCATCGGCGCCGATACACGAATTTGCCAACTGCCGCTGTACCACCGTCCCGGTGTTTGAAGAATAGAAGCAGAGGAGGCTTAACGATGATAGACAGAAACATGCCCATAGAGGAGCGCGTCGCTGAGGTTGAAACCGCTGCGGTGTTCCGAGAACTGCTTGACGTTTACGGCGCGGACGCCGTGACGCTGGCAGCATCACGCAAGACTGAGGCGCTGGCTGGCGCTGAGCCGCGCGTCTTGGCATTAGCGTCATTCATCTTCGACTTGGAGCCGGGCATGATCGAGCGCGCGGCAGGGCTCGCCAGTACGACCGCTACGCGCGTGCTTGTGCCTATGCCGTCAATGGAATTGCGCGGCGTGCCCATCGGGGAGTACACGCTCATCAGTGGCGACGCGGATAATTCGCGTTACAAAATCCGCCTGGCATATGAGCCGGAAACGCGGCTATTGCTGTACATGTTTTCGGAGGCTTAACGATGAGCGAATCACGACCGACCTATGGCGCAACAACAACGACCTTCACATGTCCGCATTGCGGCGCTGCCGTCACCGCCAGCGCGCCGCTCGCTGGGCCATTCCGTATCGAGGTCACGTGCCCGACGTGTCATGAGCGCAGCACCTTCGAGCGCCAACGCCAGCGCACGCCGGGAGCCATCGAGCACAAAGCCGGTGGTGCGGTTGTGTTCCGTTCGCCGGAAGGGCGTTTCATGGGCGAGTTTGACCCGGCGAGGATGACGGTCACGCTGCCTTATCGCGGCGAGGACATCGAGTTTGCGCTGCCGAAATGAGGCCAAAAACGCCTATTTTTGGCACTTTTTCGGCACTTGCGAAAGTTGACCGGATGTTCTATGTTTCTCGCCTGTGGCGTTCGCTGTGACGCACTCTAGGGCGGCTCTGTGCGTTTTTGGGCGCACTTGTGGCTAAACATACACACAGAAGCAAAAACCGCGTAGCGGGCTTGTGGTTCGCTTAAAACCGCCTTGTGTATAGCGCCAAATTAGGCTTTATTTTGTAGGGGCTTTATAGTTATATAGCCTATGATAGAAAAACAGCGTAAAGGCGGCATTGGGCGCGACCACTGGATGCAGTGTTTCGCGGGCTGTTTTGAGGTGCTTTTACCACTAGATATAGGGGGCGTCAAATTAGGCTTTACCGCCTGTTTTCGTGGTATAATGAGCATATAGCGAAGCGCAATGAGGCGCGTAACCGGTCATGGTTACGCGCCTTTTTCGTTTTGCGGAGGTGACATGGAACGAAAGACTGTCGGATTTCAACTGACCGCCCTGGACACGGAAGGCCGCACGCTGGAAGGCTATGCCTCCACGTTTGGCAATCTGGACTTGGGCGATGATATTATCCATCCCGGCGCGTTTGCCAAGACGCTGGCCGAGCGCGGCGGCAAGGTGCGCTTCTTGTGGCAGCATGACCCGTCGGAGCCGCTGGGCAAGCCCATCGAGTTACATGAGGACGCGCGCGGCCTGTTCTTCAAAGCCGTCATCTCCGATACGGCGCGCGGGCGCGATGCGCTGGCGCTGCTGCGGGATGGCGCTATCGAAGGCTTGAGCATCGGTTACGAGAGCATCAAAGGCGGCACGGATTTCGAGAACGTGAACGGGCGCACGGTCAGACACCTGCGCGAGGTGCGTTTGCACGAAATTTCACTCGTATCGTTTCCAATGAATGAGAGCGCCGGCGTGACCGCACTCAAGACCGCGACGCCGTATCATGGCGACTTGCCGCTAGCCGACCGCGAGCGCCCGTGGGATTCGGGCGAGGCTCTGGGCCGCGTGCGGGCCTTGGCGGGCGTGGACGGCGACAATCCCGACTGGCGGCTCTTCGCGCGCGCCTTCCTCTGGCATGATGAGGACGCGCCGGAAAACCTGACCAGCTACAAACTGCCTTACTGCGACGTGCTCGGCGGGGAACTGACCGCCGTACCGCGCGGCATCTTTGCCGCTGCCGGAGGGCGTGGCGTATTGCAAGCCGACATTCCAGAGGCCGACCGCGAGCGCGTCGTGGCGACCATCAACCGTTGGTATACGCGCATGGCACGCGAGTTCGAGGATGACACCATCGTGAGCCCGTTGCTCAAGGCCGTCGAGGACGCGCCGCAAGTCAAGAGCGGCAGAGTTCTGTCGCAAGCCAGCGCCGATAAAATCCGCGCTGCGATTGCCGCGTTGAGCGACCTGCTCGAAGTCGCTTTCCCACCTGAACCTGAGACGGAAAGCGCGACTGAGGTAGAGGATGACACAAAACAAGCCGCGTCGGCTGATGCCGCTGACGCGATTGTCCCGCCTGACACAGAGGCCGCGCCGTCGCAAGACACGCACCTGAAGCACAGGCGGACGGAGTTGGAACAAGAATTGCAACGTTTAGCACTCACACTTTCTATGGAGGTGTAACCGTGGAAAACATTACCACGTCTGAACTGACCGCGCAAGCCGCGCGGCTTTACGCAGAGGCGAAGACCGCCCTGCTCGATGGCAGCGCCGAAAGCATGACCAAGGCCGAGGGCATGATTGCCGAGGCCAAAGCCCTGCAGAAGCGCGCCGCAATGCTGAGCGACCTGGAGGGCATGGCGACGGAGGCGAAAGCTACCGCGCCGCAAGCCCACAAGACCGAGGCCAAGCGTGACTTTGAAGGTCTGGGCGACTTCCTCAACGGCGTTTTCCAGACGAAGCGCCGGGGCGTGCCGGATGCGCGGGTGACCTCGCGCCGGGTGCGCTTCACCGACGAGCCCACGATGGGCATGAAGTCTGGCTGGGAAGGCAAAGACCTGGTTGAGAATGTGGGCGCCGATGGCGGCTTCCTGGTCCCGCAGCAGTACGTGGAGCAGCTGTTCATGCTGTCCGCTTTCGGGAAGTACGTGCGCGAGCGCGCGCTCGTCATCCCCATGCGCGGGCGGCAGCTGGTCATCCCGACGCTGGATCAAACCGGCACCTCGACCGACCGCTCCAACCTGTACGGCGGCGTCAAGATGACCTGGACGGAAGAGGCGACTGAGAAGTCCGAAACACAACCGGCCTTCCGGCAGGCGTCGCTCATCGCCCACAAACTGGCTGCCGTGACGCAAGTCAGCGATGAGTTGCTGGCTGATTCGTTTATGAGCATCGAGACCTTGCTCTCGCGCCTGTTCAGCGAAGCCGTGATGAATGAGCATGACTGGTCATTCATTCAGGGCACGGGCGCGGGCATGCCGCTGGGCATTGCCAACGTCGGCAGCGGCGCCACCATCGCCGTGCCGCGTGCGGTAGCCAATGCTATCAGCATCGCGGACGTGTTCAACATGCTGACGGCGTTTACCGGGCAGTCGCCCATCTGGTTGGCGCATCAATCGACCATGCCTGAAATCTTGGGCCTCGCCGGCCCCGCCGCCAATCCGTCCTACGTCTGGATTGACAACGCACGCGAGGGCGTGCCTATGACCCTCTTCGGCTATCCGATCTACTTCACTGAGAACTGCCCGACGCTGGGCAGCCGCGGTGACCTCATCCTCGCCGACTGGTCGAAGTATGTCATCGGCCTGCGTCAAGACGTGACCGTGGATGCTTCGATGCACTACGCCTTCGTGGACGATGTGACCACCTGGCGTGCTGTATCGCGCATTGACGGTCGCCCGTGGCTGTCTGCTCCCATCACCCTGCGTGACGGGACTTCTGAGGTTTCGCCCTTCGTCGTCTTAGACGGCGTCGGCGCGTCATAGGTGGAGGTGTAACATGGCACAGACATATACCGAAAACTTCACCGAAATCCATGAACTCGCTGGCGCGGTCGTGGATACTTTCGCCGCTGGCACTCACGAGGTCATGACCTACCGCTCGATGGCTAACCATCAGCGGGCAGTGTGCCTCGTCGTGACCGGCGCTTTTGACCAGGGGGCGAGCCTCGCCGTGGTTTTGGCGCAAGCCACGACCGCCGACGGCACGGACGCCAAGCAAATCGGCACCGGCACCGGCAAGGGGCTGTCGCTCGCTGAAAACTCCGTGTATGCCATCGAAGTGCGCACGGAAGAGCTCGACGTGTCTGGTGGCTTCGCCTATCTGGGCGGCACGCTGATCGCCACCGGCAATGTGGAAGTCGCTATCGTGGAGCTGTTGGGTGGCGCTAACTACCCGCCCGTGCCCACGACCAACTGGACGCAAATCGTCACCTAAGTGACGTAGTCGCTTAACCTATGACGGCGCGCTGTTGCGAAATGGCGCGCCGTCATGTTTTGTGTGCTATAATAGAAGCATATCACACGAACGGAGGCGCTTATGGCGTGGCACTGGGTGAAGGCAGTCAAGGCAATCAAGCGCGAACGCGACGGCGTTCGCGAAACCTTCCAGCCGGGCGACTGGCTGCAAGTGCAACCGCGTGACCTCTTGCGCTA